TTATAAATTATAATAATCATTATATATTTCTTCCATTTCAGATAAATCAATTGATTTATATTTATCTAATAATAGATATAATTCTTTTCTAAAATTTTTCAGTTCTTTTCTATCTGCTTTTTCAATCATTTCATTATATTTTTTATTTATTCTTTGATTTTCAGTTTCTATTCTATTTAATCTTTTTTGATTTTTATATTTTAGATATTTAATAATATCTATTAAAAACATTATATTACCTCTTTTATCAATTTATTAAATCCTTCAATCGTATGTTTAATATCCCATACTTTAGAGCGCTTTTTCGATAAATCACTATAAGCTTTCCTCAAATTTTCATCATACATAACTTTTAAAATCATCTTTTTTAATTCTTCTTTATTTCTAACACATATTCCAGCATTTCCCACAACTTCTTTTACAGCAATTTCATTCAAGTAAATAATAGGTAATCCTGTTGCCATTGCTTCTATTATTGCGTGACTCATAGTTTCCCTAAAAGATCCATTTGCATGAATATAAATACCAAGTTTCTTTAACCAATTTCCTTTAAAATCTGTTATCTTGCATGAATAATCATAAATCATTCTATCATGTTTTAATAGTTGCCGCGATCGCCCCGCCATTTCTATAAACATCATGCATTGCAAATTCTTATCATGATTCAATATTTCCAATACCATTTGATTCCACCATGCCGGTATTTTTCCTGGGCTCCATCTTGTTAGTCTTCCAAATATTTTACAGCTATTATCATATTCTATATTTTCATATGATCTTGTGTCAATTCCACCTGGAATCATGACAAGATTATTTACATTTTTATTTTGCAACCATCGCATCCACGCATTTGTTAATGCTACATTTTTTAGAAAATTACCGATTGGTATACAATTCATAGAATGTACTATATTTATAGTTTTATTCTTATACGGAAATGATTGTACATATTTATTTGTACTCATAAAATGTTCTATAATATACAAATCAGCTTTAGGTATATTATTAAATGTTCTTAAAAAATGATTACCATAGCAATTCTTTATAATTGCCCTTGTAATATCTGCATGTCTATTTATATCATTTGAAAATGATAAATGTATGATTTTAGGTTCATTTTGTTTTACAATATTTATTCTTTTTTCTTGTATAGAAAATTTTTGTTTAAATGTTTTGAAATCCATCTTTCTAAATTCTGCCAATGACTCACCTTCTGTTACATGTATTACAGCAGGATACCATTTTTTAAATCGTTCAAAATATTTATATACTTTTTTATATTTCTCAAATTGTAATTTTGGACGTTGGCCTACGCCTTGATAATTTTCTCTAAAATGAAACAATTTCTGTGTACCATCTTTCCCCATTCCAAATCCTATAAGAAAAATAGGATTTGCACCTGCTATTATTGCTAAATTTAAAGCAGCCAAACCAGAAAATCTATTTGAAAATAATCCTTTTGTTATATCAGTTGTTGGCCGTGTATTTTGACATTTATATCTTATAACATTTTTAAATTTTGATGATATTCCAGTATTATTTTGTGCAAATATTTTACCTTTGAAATCTGGTAAATTATATGTTGTCTTTTTTAAAAAGCGCCTATCTAAAAATATAAACCATTCAAATCCATCATAACTTTCTATTATATGATTTATCCCTATCGAATGACGACCATTAAAAAAATCAAATCCAATTTGATTGATAAATATTTTCAAGTCTGGTCCACTTCCTATTATAAAACATGCTTTTCCAGCCCATCTATTTTTTATCCCCCGGAAGGGGCCTAATGTATATCGTTTCCCATCTATCCACCCATTATTCATATATATATCCCATGTTTTATTAATATCTCGAGTCGTTATTACATTTTGTTTTGTTTCCATTTTCATTTCTTCTTTCCATGTAATTTGAATTGTTTCATTTTGTTTTTTAGGTTCAATAGTTGATATATATTCTTTTTTATTTATATTATCTAATGTTATTATACCCATCTATACAATTTTTCTTTCTGCCACAGGTATCCATCCCTTTGCAAAAGGTGGACTTTCAGATCTTCCTTGTGAAAAATCTATATATTGGTCAATACCTCTTCGATATAGAGTTTCTATAAATACAACTGATAAACTATGTAAACAATTAGGATGTACAGGAGGGGTTGTTTCTAAAGGTGGGAACATTTGATTTGATCCACTCACGCTATAAATTTTACCTTCAAACGGAATACATACTTTACAGTCAGTATTATGAATACTATATTGTACTAAATCAGATCCAACTTCGTTTGCAGCTTTTAAAGTAGCTTGTGTTTGTATTTCTCTTATTGCTGTTCTCATTACCATATTAGCATAATATTTCACATCATAATGTCTTTCACCACCTGATCTTGTATCAACTACAATTGTTTTTCCATCTTCTGAATAATCAAGTAATCTATCAATTAATATATTTCTTGCATCCGGATATGATTGTGCTTCTTGTATTATTGTTTCTATTTCATCCTCATCAAGAAAAGCTTTTATTTGTGAAATCTGATTGTTTCTTAATTGTATTAATCGGCTTGTTAAATATCGTTCTTTTTTTCCATTTTCTATGGCATTATTTACATCATTTATTACACCTAATACATAGGATAAAACATTATCTGTATTGATATCTTTTTCAAATCTCAAATTTTTGAATCGAGTTATTTCTTTTTTAGCTTTTTCAATATGTTTCCATCGTTCATCAAGATATATTTTTTTATAATTTCTCAATAAATATGTTGACCATACATTTAATATTCTATCATACCGATTATTAAGATAATTATTATTCCGTGCAAAATATAAATTTGACATACTTTTTGAAAGCGATATATCTTTGGTTCTATTTCTGATTAGATTATTCTGTTTTGTAATTACTTTTCTTAATTGTCTATTCATTTATATTTAATACTTTCATTATCTTATTTGCTTGTTCTCTATCGTTATCTTTTTCTTTTTCAGATAATTTATCATATTCAGTTTCTATTTGTCTTTGCCATCTTTCGACATATTCATCCGGTATGATACAAAATGTTATACAAGTATTAGGATCTTCACTAAATTCACATATTGAAAATAAATATTTCATCCAATGTGCCCAAATCTCATGTGATATTTTAGCAAGTTTTTCTTTATATTTATCATCAAACATTTCTTTTCTTCCTTTCTTATTGATTCTGTTCTACTTCTCTATCTACTAATGGAAAATATCCTCCTGCATTCATATTATATTCATCAAGTAAATCTTGTACAATATCTGGAAGTTGTGGTTTATCCAATTTTTCTGTAAATTTTGATATTCTGAAATCTCTTACACCGGATGCATATAAATCTTGATGTTTTTTATGTGTATCATTATATGTGTAAATATACCAAGCCAATTCACCTTGTGCATCTTTTAAATTTTGAGTAATAGTACTTATCGTATAATCAGGTAATCTATTAATCCATTTATAAGCACTTATCAATAATCTTTTTCTTGTTTCATTTGGCAATGTTTCCCATGCTTCTGTTCCATATTTTCCAGAAAAATATGTATTTGCTTCAATTAAAGTAATCCATGTGTTTGTATTTACTGTTAATGTAATTATAGTTTCTGCTGTACCAATATAAGTTTCCAGATCAGTAATATCAAATTCAACCTCTGCTTTCCCTGGTAATCCTGTTCCATAAGATGAATCGTAATCGTATTCTATTCTCATTACCCGTCTATTATCTCTACCGATAATAGCTAGATCATCACCTTGCAAAACTATATCAATACTTGCGGCCGGAATTGCTATTGCTATATTGCTTCTGCCATTAACTATATTATTGCTTGAATCATATAACCACCAATTAATATTATTGGGAACAACAGAATTTCCGTCTTCATCGGTGAATGTAGCAGTCACAACATATGTACCTTCTTCAATTCCATTTGTTGTTAATTCAACAGGCATTTAACTTCCTTTTCCGAAAAAACTAGTTGAGACTAATTTTTGATTAAAAACAGTCTCATTTCGTTTTTTATCAAAATTTATTATACACATTTTACTATTAAATTCAATATTATTTATTTTAGAATCAAAATTTATTTGACCATTTTTTACATTAAAAGCAATTTCACTTTTCTTACTTCCTGAAATAATGTTAATACTTTTATAATCAAAATTTATGTCACATTTTCTTTTATTAAAAAGAATTTTACATTTTTTCCCGTTAAATACTATTTCATTTCTTTTGAAATTAAATAGTATTTCACTTTTTTTACCTTCTGTATCAATTGTGACAAAACCTATTACTGTTTCATAAGTTGGCCACCATCCATTAATCCACCACGGATCATAAAACCAACCCTCAGGGAACCAACTACCTCCTAAAAACATTAATCACCATCCAATATAATAGATATTCTGTTTTCATTTGCATCAACTGTCATTGTTATCCTTGCTTTTGTATCTGCCAAATCTCTTGACGTAAAAGTCGCAGTGCCACCTCCTGTTGTTTTTAATGCTAAAGCTGACAACATTATTCTTAAAAAATTTCTTGCTGTTAAACTTCCCTCAATTGTTTCATCCCATGTATCGTCAATAATTCCAAATTGATATCTATCAATATCATTTAACGCAGCACCTCCGTCAACTGTAATCGAATATTCTTTTTTATTATCAAAAGCAATAAAATCATAATAATAACAATGCGTCATTGTTGTTAACGCAGTCATAGCAGCACCATTTACAACTAAATTATCTGCTGTAACATCTACAATATCTATTGTAGGATTTAATCCAGGTTTAAGTGCACCTTGATCTGTAAAAAATGATAATATTAGCACTTCATATCCTTAATTTTTGTTATATCCTTATCTATTTTCTCTAATCTTTTTCGTAAATTATTTTTTTCACTTTGAAGTTTTTGTATTACTAAATTTTTTTGCATAGGGATAGGATATGATTGATCTTTTCCCTTAATTGTAATTACACAAAAAAATCCATTTTCAATTATTTTATATTCTTCCTCAATTTCTAATCCGAGTAATTGTGCTGCTTGTATTTTTTGATTTATATCATTCATTTTATTCTTCTTAAAAATTTTCCATTATCATTTGCTGGTATTGTATTCCCTAGCCAATATTGAAGCAGATTTGAAATTGAATAATCCACGACATTTTTGACATCATTTGAGTCAAATGAAAATGCCTGGATTATATCATCATTAACATCTAATAATGCGTTATCAAGTCCATTTGCAAATTCTTCATCATAACAATCTTTAATACATTTTCCTTTTGTAATACATTGTTCAAGCATTATTGCAAAATTTTTTAATTCTGTAATAAACGATGTATGCCTTAAATTAAGTGCCATATTTCCTCCTATGCTGCTATTAAGCCTAAACTTTTTAAATGTCTCACAATATCACCTATTGTATATGCTATTACTCCTATTCCGCCAGTAAATGTATCAGTTTCCTGTACATTTGTACCACCACCTATAGATGTATATCCAGCAGTTTGACCTGTAGATGAGGGTTGTGTAATTGGCGTCGAATTATAAAAAGCTAATTTCTGATTTGGAGCTGTTCCAATTTTACTTCCTATTGTAGTTCCAAATATTATATTATTGGCATCCGACAATGTAAATGCCGTTGTAGTAAAATTATATTCTATTACTCCTGTAAAAACAAAATTGATATCTGTTAAAGTTGTACAAGAAACGTCAAAAACTGGAAAATCATTCCCTCCGCTTCCGATATTTAAATCAGTAATATTCGTAGTTTGTGCGAAATCTCTTACAACTAACTCTGCGATAGCACCTCTGGCTCCCATAGATAGCCACGCAGTCGCTCCAGTGCTTGAACTATTATATACATTCACATAGCTTGCCGCTGCCGTACCATTTGGAAACATACCCAGGCATACCGGGAGATTAGTTGTCACGGCATTGATTGTTAGATAATCGAACCAATTCAATCCAAAAAAATTTCCATATGCTATGAAATTAACACCTGGAACTGCAACCGTACCAAATTGAACCCCGTTATTGATCACCCCGGCTGTTAGTTCGGGTGTTGTGATTCTGTCAGTTACAATAATAGTTCCATCGTTTTCAATAGTCAGTTTGTTAACGGTATTAATTCTAAAATCAATTGACCGTCTAAAATCAGAAACAGGAACTTGATTATCAAATATCAATGTCTTTGCAAATGATTCTACACCCGTTCTCCGTAATTCAAGACCATACTGAACGTCATTAAAACCTCCGAAAGCGCATACAAACGCATACGTTGCTATTCCATTGTAAGCCTGAAAAATCACATCATTTGTAGTGCCTGGCTGAAAAATATCCGGTCTTCCCGGATCAAAAATTATCTGATTTACAGATGTTCCTAATGAACTGGCTATATCGTTCATTTTAAATGTGAAGGTCCCACCTTGATTCAAACCACCGACAGCCTGTCCGCCACCGCAGTTAAAAGTGTAATTAGTAGAACCGCCCCCTGGCTGTACTGGTTGACATAAAACAACATTCCCTCCGGGATTGCTTAAATATAAAGTTCTGAAAAAATTACTTGAATCCCCGAAATCAATTCCTCCAGATACCCCGGGGAAAATATGATTATTCATGGTTATATTTGCCGCTGCTGTATATTCATAAATATTGTCAATATATAAATTTCCTAAAATAGATAAATCTATTCCAACTGTCAAATCTTTTGATAATTCTAAATCTTCTGTAATCGGATCATTTGAAGCATCAAGTTTAAGGTAGGTTGTAGGAACCGCGGCTATAAAACTGTCAATATCAGAATGTTGATTGACTAACCCGACAGCATTCAAGAGTAAATCATGATCTATTAACGATTCATCAATCCAGGTTCCACGTGGTTCTGTTTTTACCATTACTTATATAATAGCATTCTTTTTTATTTATTGCAAGTACAAATTACTCCTTTCTACTACATCGTTGAATATTTTCATAGAGATTTAATAATATTTTTATTCACAACTAATTTTATCTCTTTATAATATTCATAATGTTTTATTTCATTGTCAAATACCCGTATAGTATTATTATCTTCATCCTATTTAATAATAATAGAAAAACAAAATGAACCAGAATCTATATTTACTAATATTCCCCATCTATTTGTTTTCCTTAAAAGATATTATTGTATTTTTTATTTTTTCTTCATATTTATTATTCAATTCCAATATTTCATCTATATTTTTCTTTTTCAATTTTATTAAATTTCCACCGTTACTTTTACAACAAGGACAATTTAATAAATCAATAAAATTATTCTTCATGTAAAAAATAGAAAAAACACAATTACATAATTTACATAAAAAATAAATCATTTCTTAATAATTCCTTCTTTTTTTAAATAGTTATTTGTAATCATAATCACTCCTTAAAATCCCCCCTACTATACTGGTGAGTATTCTCATAGAGATGAAAGCAGGGGGGAGAAATATTTAATCTTTCTTATTTGTATTTGTTTGAGACGCTTTAATAATAAATAATATTGCTAATATTTTATCCATGAGTCAATTCTCCTTTCATTATTTAAATACTCACCATACTTAATAGTACTAAAATTGCTGTTTATTGTCAAGACATAAAAAAAGAAGTCCAGGCCGTAGCACCGGACTTCACATATTATAAGATCTGTGTCAAGGACTTTATTGTAATTGGAATTGCTGACACTGGTCAGTGTCTGCGATAATTCCTCCGTAAATCGCCCAAACGCTCTGCACTCTATTAAGTGAAAGTATATCCATCTCTGGCCCATAAGTAGTAGGTGCCATACCTTCTGCACGCTGTATTTTGTTTCCACCTAACACAAGACATGGTGATCTGGCTGTAATAAATCTGTTGAATGTTGCAATGGTTTCGATGTTATAGTTTACGGTATCTCCTGTACGTCCAGCAGTAGCTAATTGAGCAGTTGTTACTGCCATAGCAGCCATAATCCTATTTTTATCACGGGGATTATAATACATTATAAGCCGTGCATTTGCTGTATCTCCGTATCCTTTGTTTCTACACCTATTTGTCAACTGGAATGCAGCTTCATTAATTGTTTGTACATCACGTTGTAATTGTCCATCTGCTGCCACTCCTTGATAAGCTGTTACATTAAGTGCACACGCAGCAGCTATCAACGCATAGAAATTATCAGCTTTATTCACCCAAAATTTATTCCGGAATGTTTCTGCCAGATCTAACATAGCTCCTACTTTTCTATACCGTATCATTTTGTCAGTCCAGCCGATAGCGCCACCATAATAATCAACATAAGCCGTTACTTTACTTCCTGTAAAACCTGCAACATCAAGTCTCTGGCCTTCTTCAATCTGAATGAATACAAGCGAATTTGCAGCATTATAAATTTCCCAAGCATCCTGATTAGGTCCTAATGGAATCTCTCGGAATACCCGTTCATATCCTAAGTCAAAATTTTGACTTTCAATTGTTACATTAAAAGAATCTTTTGTGACAATCGGGAAATCACTTGATACTGTTATTCCTGTATGTTGTGCTTGTATTTTTCTCAAAAGACGTCTGGGTTTATTAAGAAAGGCATTCATAGCAATTATACATTTTTCAATTTCTGGTTTATTTTTTTCTTTTAAACCTAATTCAAGTTTTTCAAAAAACTTTAAATCATCTTTACAAATTATTTTACTCATTATTGCCTCCTTTCTTAATTATCCCTATCAGCGTGATTATACTCATCACCGATAAACTCTATTAATACTTGATCATCATTTGCGTCTGCATTTCGTTTTGCAATACCACAAAAATAATAATCAGTTCCTATAGTTCCAGTTGGATTCGCAGTAACAAGACCAGATCCAATATTATAATATACTTCTTGGCCTGCTAATATAGCCTCACCACTTCCTATCTCTTTATGAGCCCATACTTGATCACACCAATATACAAATGTTATTTCTTCACCCGCTATAGTTGCTTCCGTTCCTTTGAAATAATAACCGAAAACATCTTGAACAATAGCAGCTTGTCCTTTTACAACAATAGTAGCAGGAATTATGTCAAATAATTCTCTATAAGACACAGATTGACTCTGTGCTTGATAAAACATAATTTTACCTCTTTAATAAATAAATTGTTTCTATTCTACATAATCCTCTTCAAGCAATTCATTATTTTCTGCTTTCGTTAAATCTCCCCCTACTCCTTTATTATCCCCATCAACTTGATTTATATCAAAATCAGGATTTGCTATTTTTGCAGCAAATTGAAAATCTTCCGTTTTTTCTGCTATATAATCTTGTAATGCTTTTTCAGAAAGATCATCAATTTTGTTTTTTTCTTTTTCAAATTTCTTTGTTATAAATTGTGATATTTCCTTTGGTGTTTTAGAATCTTTTAATAATTTATCAATCTGTTTTGTTGCAGTTGACAAATTGCTTGCCCGTTCAAACTCTTTAAGTTTTTTAGCTTTTTTTTCATTATCTTCTTTAAGTAAATTAAGTTCATTAAATAATACACCAAATTCATTATCACGTTGCAAATCATCTTTTGATAAAAATTGACTTGGATAAATTCTCTTACTATTAATTTCTTTTTGAATTAATTTCACAAATTCATCGAAAGTCAAAGTGATCTCATCAGCTTTACCATATTGAACTTGAAAATTATTTGTTTTTTGCGTTTTTACGACAGTATCTTTTCCAGTACTATCATTTGTTTTTCCTTCTCCAGGCATATTATCTTCTCCTAAATTATTATTTTCGTCTTCTCCAGACGATTCAAATGCTTGTATATATCCTAACCGTTTAGCACCAGAAAATGCAGGCATTTCCTCTTTTGAATTTCCAAGTGCTATCCCGGTCATTTTTTTTATTGTATCTGCAATCAATTTTCCAGCTTGACCAAATATAAACCATTCACTTTCTTGACTGCATACATCTAATTCTTTTATATCTTCCCTTACATCAGGTGGATGGTATCCAATTACTAATTGATGTAATTTACCTTCTATTTCTTTTTGAAAACTATGTATCACTTTCCCTAATACTTTTCTCCCAGAATGTGAATTATCTTTATTATGACCTCTAAAAAATTTAATACCTCTCATTATTATATTTTTCATGCTTTGTATTGCACGTTCAGGCCAGCTTATTTTTTTTGACCCTTCTCCTATTACTACAGGTGAACTTTCACCTGTATGGCAAATTGAATACATAGTAAAAAATGGATGTGGATCCTTTTCTTTTATCTTATTTAATATTTTTTCAGGAATATTTGAAATTATTTCATTTTGTGAAAATGCAAACAATCTTTTATTTATAAGTTTAATGCAAAATGCTTGTACTTTTTCTCTTAATTGATCAAATAATTTGCCTGCCGCATTCAATATGTTTGTTTGATTTTGCTGTCCTGATCTTGATCGTATTGCTCGCAATGCACTTCTGTATACTTTCCCATTTTTCCCGAATGGATATCTATAATATTGTCTTGTATCTTTTTCATATTGTGTATCAATTGCAAGATGCCATTTAGAAAATTCATTCCAATTTTCATCAGGTCCTAGTATTTTATTTTTATCCGCTGTTTCAAAACTCCATTGTGATGTATTATCAATCTTTCCTTGTCCTATTAAACTTTTAGCATTTTTTAAACCTGTAGAATTAACTTTTATTGTATCACTAAAAGCTTCAATCGCTTTTTCAAAAAGAATAGGTTTTATATTATGATCTTTTAACCATTTTCTGGCTTGTTCTGCCGTATATTTGTCTTTATCGAATCTATAAGCTTGCGTTGTAGTTGTATCTTGCCCTTTTAATCTTCCAATAATTATGTCTATTCCAGAAGTAATATTTTTCCTTCTAAAACTATCTTTCTGAAATAATGAAGGATCCTTCATACGAGCAGCATGTTCGTTTGGATAAGGCATATAAAACCTCCCGATTATGTAACATTCTTTTTCCTTTCTCGGGTAGTTTTCTGTTCTGCCTTATTTGTATCTACTTTTTTTTCATTCTTTTGTTTTTCTTTTATATTTGATTTGATATTATCAATTACTCTTTTAATATCCTTTTTTTCAATTGGTCTTTTATTGGGTATAATATTATGAGTTGATATTACTTTACTTTGATCTATATCTTTTAATGGAAAATCTTTTAACTCATAATTTTTATCTTTCCCTGTCATTTTTTGTTTTATATCTTGTGTGTCTACTGTTGTTATTATCTCTGCCATAAAAACCTCACTTATTCAACATTTACAAATATTTCATTCTCTTTAAAATCTACATTTCTTACTCTTCTATTCCGACCTTTTACTTTTATATTTATTCCTGGAGTATACATTTTCATATCATGACTGGTAAATTCATCTAACACTTTTCCAGAAACAATTCCTTTTTTATTATCTCTTGACATTTTAGCTTCACAAATTTTATAAGTATACATCTTTTCTCCTTTAATTAAAATGTACTATTGTTTTCGCCAATCCTGGTCCTGTTATTGATTCTAGCGGATGACCTATCTCTTGAAAATGTTTATCCGTTGAAAACGGAGGTACTGGCAATGCTTCATTTATGGCTTGTCCATCCGGTTTTCCTTCTGCTATTGTTGACATTCTTGAAAATGTACCTCTTGCCACATTTGTAGCATAATAAACATCAGTTATACCAGTAATAACAATATACATATATTCTCCATCTTGTATTCCATCTGTATATACAATTCCGACAGGATCAGGATTACCACCTGGTATATATTTTACACCATTATCTACATTATCATCTATTTTTACAATATATCCTTTTTTTGATGGCGCTCCAGTTTTATTAATTACTCTTATTGCAATTCCACCTTCAGGCGTATTAAATACATTTTGTGAATTTAATTTTTCCCATGCCATCTCATTATTCCCTGCAAACTAATCTATAAGCTACTGTTGTAGTAACTGTAATCGTATTAAAAAAAACAAAATCATCATCAAACTTTTCATTTGGTTTTACAGTTATTGTAATATTATTTACTGTAAATGTCAAGTCACTAACACCATCATTTATTATTGCTAATGATATCCAGTTTCCAGAACTTTTATTATACGTATTTGTTGTATTGTCTGAATAATAATTTACAACATTTCCGCTTGGTTTAGGTGTCATTTATTACTCCTGATTTAATATTTATTTTATCTTTTTTAAATTCACATTTATTATATTCCCACATTTCACAATTTTCTTTTTGACATTTAATTTCGATCAATTTCCAATATTTTCCATGTTCATCTTCTAAAAATATTACTGTTGATAATAATGGACATAATTTCTTACTCATTTATTATCCTCACAATCCATGATGTATCTTGAAATATTTTCTGTGGTTTCCCAAATATTTTGTTAACTGCTTTTACAACTCCTGGGAATCGTTTTTCATAATCATGTCCACAAATAAATCTTTTAGGAATATCTTTCCAAGTTAATATATCTTCTAAAGCATCATTAAATAAATGTTTTGCATCGATATATATAATATCTGGAAAAATATCATCATTTATCTTTTCATTCGATCCATGATCTTGATATATTTTTGCAGCTTCAATACTGCTCATTTTACTTTTACATATTACACCATGATATTTTTTTTGTCTACTATCAAATATCTTTTCTACTTCTTTCATATCATATTTATCTGTTATACCGCCTATATTATTTTTCCACATATCAACACAAATAACTTTATTGAATCGTTTTGCGAATATTTCGGAAGCACATCCGGTCCATACTCCTATCTCAATTATTTTCATCATACGTACAGGTGAAAATTTATCTATCCATTCTATCATATCTATAAGACCTTGTTTATATTTTTCTGTACGTTCTGGTATCTTCATATATTTATTTTATCAAATTCAAGTCTCTGGTCTTCTTCAATTTCTTTAAATTTTAATGAAGATCTTAATCTTCCTGTTATTACAGGTTTTATATTTATATAATCTAATGTCCCTTTTTGTTTATATACAATCTCTTTAGCAGCCATAATTATCTTTCTTGGTATTGGCGCAGGCGGTATAATAGATAATTGATATTCTCTATACGCTTCTCTATATAATTTGTCATTTCGCATACACCATTCATGATTTTCTCCAAAGTTATTCATTCTTTTCCTTCATATCTTTATCACTTTCATCTCCATATTCATCTTTATCAAATTCATTACCAAATTTGTTCATTATATTTTCTGCTGCTTTTTGTTTTTCGGCTTCAATCAATTGTTTTTCAAATAATGGATTTATCCCTGGTACTTTATTTCTTACACTATCTTTTGAAATATAATTCATTTCTGCTAATGGTATCCATGTTTCTTGTAATTGCTTTAAAGCCGCATAAGAAATCAAAGGTAATCGTATTTCAAATTCTTCATTATCTAAATTTATTGTTTTCCAATTTTCATATCCCAATTTATAACCAATTCTACCGGCTTTTAATACTAATTCCGTAAATGCTTCTTTCCAAATTTCACGTTCCTGAATTGTTGCTGCATTTATAGTTTCTGCCATATTCTCGGCAGTTGCACGATTACTTAATAATTCAGGCCATGCAAGCCAGTGAACAGGTATGCCGGTATTGATAGATATTATTCTACATGCTATAATCAATTCTGTTTTTAGTTGATCGCTTGCTCCCGTAGGAGGTCCTATCAAAGATAAATCAGCAGTCCCAGCATAAGATGTACCAATTTTCCAATTTGCAGCAACTAATAATTTATTCAATGCTGATGCTTCCGCTTTGGTTGCGGTTTTAAACCATGCCATTATTTTAGCCCACAAATGATTATTCCATCTCAAATCATATTTTATACGGCTTGCATTTTCAATATCAGTGAGACAATTGCCTATGACTGGCATTGTATTATTTATTTTATCAGGTGTACCACCAAGTTTTACATATACTAAATTTTTCATTGCTGCGATTGCTTGATCTTTCTTTTCATTTTCAGATTTGTATGTAACTTGTTTTATAACTTGATTATCATTTTCTTTCATTTCAACATTATAAGGATTTGAAACGCAATAGAAATTTCTTACTTGTATTGTTTCTGTTTTATTATCTGGCTTTAAGACCATAAGATCTTTACCTTCTAATTCTCCTATTTTAATATTTTCAAATAATTTACTTCCTTCTAATAATTTATTAGCTTTTAAAAAATTATTTATAGCTTCTGCCACTTTTTCTTTTTTTGCTATTACTGTGATGCCACCACCACAAATAAATGATATTCTTGTACGAACAACATTTCTTAGAAATTCACCACCATAATCTTTACTATTATTATACATATCATATATGGCTTGAACAGTTGCTTTATAAGTTTTGTAACTATTTCTTTTTAAAGTTGTATCAGTTACATTTGTACCGGTAATTGTAGTACTTAACAAATCATCTCTACTACCTTCGGTAGATGCTTGTATTTTTTTTAACTTTGCTTGATCTTTCTTTATCCGCTTTTTTAACTTTTCTATTTGTTTATCATTCATATTTATAATTTATTGGTATTATATAACATATTTCCCATTCTTCATAACATCCCAATAAGCCTTTATTTTCCGGTTTGGTTTGATATCTTTTTAAGAAATCCATTATTATTATTTTAACAGTTTTTTTATTTACTGTCAATAAAATAATAATCCTTTCTTATAGTAATTAAACTCATATTTCAAACTTCTTATCTTTTTTCATCAATATCAATAGAATCTACTAACTTTTTTATATTCTTAAGCTGTTTTAATAAAGAATAAGTTCTGCCCGCATGAATCATTATCCAATCTTTATTATCCTTTACTTTCACTGTTAAATTTATTGTACCTGTTACATATGGTATAGTAATTTTACATAAATAAGCTATTTTTTCAAGTATCTTTAGTCTTTCTTGTTCATTCTTGCTTTTCTTCAATTTCTATATCCTCAAATGGTAAAACAAAAATGCCTTTATTAATGTTTATATAAGACTCTGTAAGATTATAATCTTTATATTTCTTATTCAATTCATCCCATACTTTTTCTTCTTTTTTTTCTATTAAAGTAAGTAATTCTAAAACTTTTCTTGTCTGTTGTGCGTATTCTTTAAATCTTTCTAAAATTTCCTTATCAAGTGTAATTTTCATTAAATCCTCCTTTATTAAAATAACATAGTTAAGATTCCCCGTCCTTACCAGTATTTTGTCTTATGTTATTCTTCATAAAATTTCTTTGCTTCTGGATAAGAATTTACTTCCTTCTCTTTTCCTTCTTTTACACATATACAGAACCGCTGCTACTGCATAAAAAGAATTCCATTGCTTCTTTTATACTATTAACCTTCTTCATCAAATCCTCCTTATCTTAAACTTATCCCGGTTTTTAGGTACTTACTTATTATCAAATATGTTTTCATTCTATTTCCTTCCTTTTTTGTTTTAATTGCTTTATTCTACTTTTTAAACTATCTAAATCACTTTCAATTATTCTTTTACATTCTTCTAATATTCAATATATCCATCATCAATCCTATCTATTCCTATTCCCTTATAAGATTCTCTTGTAACGTCTTTCCATGTATTTCCATGAACAACTATAACTCTTGAATTATCTGCATGTTTATATCCTAAAGATTTTATATAATTACAATATCCAGCAATAGAAATATTTTTTTCTTTATTTAGTAAACAAGCATAATATATCTTTTCACATATTTCCTTTTGCAATTTTTTGTTTTTAAAAATATGCACACAATCATTATGAATCAAAATAGGTGTTAAAAATCCCATATTTTCTCCTTACCACTTTATAAAAGCAATTATTATAACAACAAAAAACACAATACCGATTAAAACACTCATTAAGCTTCTTTATTATTTTATTTAAATCTTTCTTCATCTTTCACTCCCTTGTCTTATAAATTAATCCATCCTTATCATAATCCTTAGCAAGTAATACCAGAGAATGTATATTGTGTTTAAAATCTTGACCGCTCATACAATATCCTGCTTCCAAAACTCGAAATGTCTCACTATCTATCACTGAATTGAATTCTTGCCTCCCTATTCTCCAATCCGCAATTATCCTATTACCAGTAATCGAATATTGTATAAGTTCGGCCCCTACCCTACGAAAAGCTAAAATCAATCTTCCATGCATTGTTTTTCTTAGCTTTTCGGCTTCCTGTTCTGCCTTCAATTCCTCAAGCTGCTGCTTTTCAAGTTCATAGAATAAACAAAGTGTTCTTAATTCAGGAGTAAGGCCTTTTAATCCCTTAATATCTCCATCTGATTCTATTATATTTTTTACTGTATAGATGAATGAATCCCGGTAATTAGGTTGATAATAATAAAGTTTTCCATCTTCCCAAATTACCGCTATGATAGATGAAAAAGAAGGACACATGTTTAAATAAATATCCGTCATTATTTCTCTGCCTGTCCTTCTTTTTCCCACATCAAAATTCTGAAAAATAAATTGTTCATTAAACACGTATCCTCTTATTGTATTTAATTTTTCTTTATAATCAATCATAACTGTTTGGCTTATTTTCCTACAATCATTTCCTTTTATTTCTACTTCATACCATCCAGATTCAGAAAAAGATATATTATATTTTTTCCCTTTGTATTTAAAAGTACCACTTATAATAGGTACAATCGTATTTATAACATTTGCATATTTTTCTAAATTTATCAAACCGCTTCCCACCATTCAGGTAATTTTAACAATGGTGTCTGCATAATCTCATCAATAATTGCAATTGCTCCTATTGCTGCTGTTTTAATTGTCTGTACCACCAATGCTGATTCTATTAATGTCTCAGGTTTTATAATTGAAACTGGTATATCATTACGTGTAAATGCTTTAAATAAATCTCCATATTTCCCATTACCAAAATCAATAATTATAACAACTTTAGATTTTCCATATTCAATTATATATTTATTGATATTACCTCTATTATGTTCTTGATCCGTCACGTATATATCAACATCACAATTTAATTCCCGGGCTTTTTGATAACATGCTAAACAATCAGTCCATCCATCTGCTTTTATGCCGTAAAGTTTTTGCATAAAAGCACCTTGTGTAAATGTATCCGGTTTTTCAAGTAAATATCCATTCTGATTAAAACATCCCCAATGAAAATTTTCTTTAGGATTTTTTACACATTCTGCAATTATAGCGCCTTTCTCTTTTGCAAATTCTATCGCAGGTTGCATGGAAGAAGAAATATCTATATGGAGAAATATTTTACCTATTTCCCCAAACTCTTCTTTTCTTTTTTTAGATTTTGCTTTCTTTAATGCTTTTTCAACTTTTTCACTTGTTACTGTATTCATTCTCTCAACCCGGTTAAGCGCATCTTTGGCTATATTAAGCTTTTGCTCAAACAATTCTATAATTTCATTATGTCTCAACAATCCCTGTCTTTCAAATAAAGATTTTAAAATCACTGTTTGATTTCCTGTTGCTTGTTCAAGAATTGCCACAGCTATCACAGGAGATATCTTTTCAGGTAATGCACCCACGGCAACCATAGAATTTATCTTTTCTTTTCTGATCTTTTTTGCTATATCAATGTCTTTCATTCCCTTGAAAGACAAAGCCTGTTCTTTTTTGATTTCCCTACCGTCTTTCTGTTCCCATCTTAAAATCCCTGCCACTTCCATTGATGGTGCTATTCTTGCCATTCTGTATAGATTCATCAATATTTTACGTAATCCTGCTTTCTTAATTCCTTTTACAATATATAAATTATTTTCTCGATATCTTAAATATTTTATTAAAGCTTTCTTTAAAGACTTAGGGAAGTGTGTACCTTCTCTATATTTATTACTATAAGCTATTTTAAGATTAGCTAATTGTATCACTCTTAATGCAAGTTTAGGTTCAAGCATTTGAAATCCTGCTTGTGTTATCATGCGTAAATTAGGTTTATTATATTCAGATTTTATTACTTTCCCTTCTTTGTTCGTTTCAATGAATGGTGTGCCATCTGCATCCGATAAAGCATTTGCAAATACCGATACAACTTTCAAGTCTTTGCTGTCAAGTTTAGTAACTGCATAACTTGTAAAGTGAACAAGGAAATATGGATCTTTTTCAGCAAGATTTATAAATGTAGATATAATCGATTTGTATTTATCTAATTGCAATTTTCCTTTTGACCATAAATGTATACATCCACTTGTAATTATTTCATATGCTTTAAATCTGTCATTATCATCCATGTAGGATAATTGAAATTCATTCATCATTCTTTTCTTCCTTTCTCTATAATAAAATAGCGGTTCAAGTTAAATAAGCATATCATGCTAAATTGATTTACAGTCAATATGCTTGTAAGCCTATTCTGTGGAACCGCTTATTATTTTGCATTTATCCAGCAGTTGAATTTGGAAAACAAAATATATTTTGATTATCAACTGCTTTACGTACTTTGTATAACCCGGTTATATCAATATCTTTTTGTTCCTGAACAATCGGTATGACTTTATCCATTATCTCGTTTTCTGAAGAATCAAAAGTCAAATCTAATGAAGCATAATCAAGTTGTATTTCTTCTCCTTCAATTACTATAAATAGTTTATTTTTTACTGAATCATTTAAATTAAGCGGAATGACATTTGAATTTATATCAGACATATTATTCTCCTTTTCTATAAATAAATAAGTTCAAGTGAATTTGATTGTTTTACTTATGATAGACTGTCTTACGCCCTACAGTCTGGAGGGTTATGCTTGTAAATCAAATCCGTTGGAACTTATCTACGGGGCGAGAAGGATTCGAACCTCCACATAAGCTTGTAAAATAATTTAGTGGAACTATTATATAATAGTTCAAGTTAAATTATTTTCTGCAAAATACAGTTCCGTATACTGCTACCCTTCCATTGGGTAATCGCCCCAATATATATAAACCAGGTTCAAGTTATAGTAAGCGTTTCAGTTACGCCCAATCATCATGTGAATGGGAATTTGCTTGTAAGCTTACCTAATGGAACCCGGTTAATTTACAATATAGAGTGATTCAAGTTTATAAGACACATCATTTGCTGCAAAGACGGGTTTGAACCATCGACCTATAGTTTATGAAACTATTGCTCTAACCACTGAGCTAATCTGCATGTAAGTCTCATAGTTGGAATCACTCATTATTCTACTCCTCGCTCGGAAAGTATAGGTTGAGAAATAGAATTGTTTCAATATTAGGCTTTCCGAGCTTCATGTACATAGTATCGCAAAAAAAATCATTTATGTCAATACTTTTATAGAAAAATTAAAAAAATATTTAAAAAGTGTCACAACTTATTTTAAGATAAAATGACCACCTGTATTTATATTATTGTCCATGAGCCACCCATGAATGGCATAACGTGAAGCATCACTATTTTTAACAAGTATATTATTTGCAAAGTATTCATGAGCATTCTCAACAGAAATACTATATACTTTTTTCATTCCTTTGTATTTCATATTGTCACATGTAGTATATCCATGTATTCCATTTATGATAATATAAAATTGATCATACATTTGAAATGTATTAATTTCTTTATATTTATTTTCATTTATACAATAAAATTTATGATTATTTGTACAAATTATTTTATTTGTACCAATTTCATATTCAAATACATCTTTTATTCCTGTCATATATTTATTATAAACTCTTTTATATCCCTGTCTAGTTAAAACCATATCTCCTATTTTTATATTTTTTATCTTAACCTGTCCCTTATCAGTCAATATCAATGTATCACCAGCTAAACATTCGTGATCATTCTCTTTTACATGGTTCCCATACAGAAAACCTTGACCGCTTGGATCTTCTTGATTAGTAAGATTTACCATACTCTGGAATGTATGTTTACATTTTACGTCAAAAAACAATTCACAACTATTCACACTCGAATCTCCGGCCCCAATTTCTTTGTATGCAGGTTTTGCTGCATATCCTGCATTTTCAAGTACTTTTATTCTGTCCGGTTCGTGATCACAATAGCAAATATGATTCTCTTGTTTTATTCCATATATTTTGTCAAGTATTTTTACCAGATCTTCTGTTATTCCATCTAATATTATAATTTCATGAATACAATATGCTTGCACAATTTTTTTTGTTCTCTTAAATCCCCATACAATCGCACACATATAATAACCCCAGTCTATCCCTACTGCAATATCATCATAGAAATGATATATATTTTTTTCACATTCTATTTTATTTTTTTCTTTGACATTTTTATAGACTGCCCCTGGAAGATATGTCCATTCACCCTTAAAAAATCTTGCCTGTTTATCTTTTGGTAATTTCATTAATATATTTTCAATATATCCAGGTGGTAAATTTTCTTTATTATCATCCGGTAAGAACTTTAATACTCCTCTACTTTCAATTTTATCTATATAGAATTCTTTAAATAAATAATGATAAGGTTGTCGTGGATTACAATCATAAATTATAAAATTAGAAAA